AACTTGTGTTGTGAGATCCTATTACCCACCCGTTCATTTAAGAGATTAGACGACGAGAGTGGACGCATAGCGTTATGTACACTGGGATCTATCAACTGGGGAGCGTTCCGGAATCCAGAGGATATGCGTAGAGCCTGCAGGATTCTACAGCGTAGCCTGTGTAACATTCTTGACTATCAAGACTTCTTGTCAATACAGAGCAAGTTGAGCAATGACGAGATACAGCCATTGGGCATTGGTATTACCAATCTAGCCTACTGGCACGCCAAGCGTAGCCTAAAATATGGCGAGAAGGATGCACTGGCAGAAGTCAAGACCTGGATGGAACATCAGGCCTACTATCTAACAGAAGCCACAGTGGAACTGGCCAAGGAGAGAGGTCCTTGTACTGAGAGTGCCAAAACACGATATGGCCAAGGAATATTTCCTTGGGAACTACGAGCCAATGGAGTCAACGAACTAGCAGATTTTACACCCGAGCTTGACTGGGAAACACTACGTGCAAACATGAAAGAACACGGTGTTCGCAATGCCACCTTGATGGCAGTGGCTCCTGTTGAATCTAGCTCAGTGGTGATTGATTCAACTAATGGCATTGAAATGCCAATGAGCTTGATCAGTACTAAAGAATCAAAGGCAGGATCGTTTACGCAGGTTGTTCCAGAATACAACAGATTGAAGAATAAATATCAGTTGATGTGGGAACAAAAGGACTGTGATGGTTATTTAAAAACTGCGGCAGTTATTGCGGCCTACGTTGATCAAAGTATTTCAACTAATACTTTTTATAATCCTGCACATTTTCCAGAACGTAAAGTTCCAACAACGCTGATTGCTAAAAATCTAATGCAGGCTCATGTTTGGGGATTGAAGACATTTTACTACAGTTTAATCAACAAGGCCGGAAGTAAAATGCAAGAAGACCAATTAGTAGTGCAAGTAAACGGACACACAAATTCTGTGAATGGATATGAAATAGAAGAGGACTGCGAGGCCTGTAAATTATGACAACAAATGATATCGGACAACAAATAGAAAACATGAAAGCAGCTTTGGAAACAATAAATTTGTTAATGGCTGAACTGCATACCAACAATGTTGAGATTAGAATCGCATACAAAGAACCTAATAATGGAGAACCTCCAAAATTAGATCTTTGGAAAGCTATTGCTCACGTGGATTATTTAAAATGAGTAAACAACAATACAACCTAAACACAAAGACAGACTATTTGAATCGTAAGATGTTCCTGGATCCAGCCGGCCCAGTTACCATTCAACGCTTTGAAGAAGTCAAGTATAAAAAGATTGCAGACTTTGAAGCTACTGCACGTGGCTTCTTCTGGCAACCAGAAGAGATCAGTCTGACTAAAGATTCAAACGATTTTAAAGATGCCAGCGATGCTGTCAAGCATATCTTTACCAGTAACCTGCTACGACAAACAGCACTAGACAGTTTGCAAGGACGTGGACCAAGTCAAATCTTTATGCCTGTTATCAGTTTGCCTGAACTAGAAGCACTGGTCTATAACTGGACATTCTTTGAAACCAACATTCACTCAAAGAGCTACAGCCATATCATTCGTAACATATACAATGTGCCCAAGGATGTGTTCAACACAATTCACGACACTAAAGAAATTGTGGAAATGGCATCAAGCGTGGGCAACTACTATGAAGCACTGCACGTTATCAACTGCCGTAAACAACTAGGCGAAACAGTTACAGAAAAAGAACACATTCGAGCAATTTGGATGGCCTTACACGCAAGTTATGCGCTTGAGGCGTTCCGCTTTATGGTATCATTTGCCACCAGCCTGGCTATGGTAGAGAACAAGATCTTTATTGGTAACGGTAACATTATCAGCCTAATCTTACAAGACGAACTGTTACACAAGGGCTGGACTGCTTACTTGATCAATCAAGTGGTCAAAGAGGATACTCGTTTTGCGGATGCTAAACAAGAGTGCGAAGCAGAAGTATATGCACTGTACATGGATGTGATCCGTGAAGAAAAAGACTGGGCAACATACCTGTTCAAGATGGGACCAGTTATCGGACTCAACGCAAACATTCTGCGTGACTTTGTGGACTACACAGCAGTAGATGCACTAAAACAAATTGGCATCAAGTATCAGGCGACGGCTCCCAAGTCAACTCCAATTCCTTGGTTTAACAAGCATACTGATACCAGCAAGAAACAAACAGCACTACAAGAAAGTGAAAGTACAAATTATGTCATTGGCATAATGGGAGAAAGCCTAGATTACGATGAGCTACCGGCCATCTAGGAATATATATGTACAAGGTACAATTTAAAAGTAAAAGTCCTTTTGAATCTTGGAATTCGTTAGGTGGCGGCGGAACAGAGGCACAGGCCATCTCTATGGCACTAGCCAAAAAAGCCAAAGGAGCCATATTGGTCAGAGTTCTTGATAAAAAAGGCAGAGTTATATATTCAAGTTAAGGAAAAAAATGAAAGCAACTGTATGGTCAAAGTACCACTGCCCTTATTGCGATCAAGCAAAGGCATTGTTAACACAACGAGGTATCCCCTTTGAAGAGAAGAAAATCGGTGACGGATATACTCGAGAAGAACTATTGGAAGCTGTTCCAACGGCACGAACAGTTCCGCAGATTTTTATCGGCGAAGAACTGATTGGTGGATTTACAGAATTAAAACAACATCTAGAAAAGGTATAAAATGTTAATTAATAAAGGCGTAAGCGCAGGCGAAGTGATCACACTTAAACTAACAAGTGGTGAAGAACTTGTTGCCAAGTTAGTAGAAGACGGTGCAACTTATTACAAACTCAAGAACCCACAAGTAATCGGAATGGGACCAAAAGGTCCAGGGCTAATGCCCTACCTGTTTACAGTAAGTCCAGATACTGAAATCAAACTACAAAAATCAACTGTTACTGTAGCTGAAGCAACAGATTCACAGTTTGCCAAACAGTTCCTTGAGTCAACTACTGGCATTGCACTGAGTTAAATACTAGTTTAGGAAGCAATAATGGCTTTAGAAAGAACAACACTTGAAGTTGGTGACGATTCATCAACGTTAACCCCTATTAAAGTTGTTAGGGATACTGAGTCTGGGCAACTCGTCATAGACTATTCTGATTATTATAAAAGAATCGCTGTCTCTGCTGAAACTTTGGCTACAAACTCTACTGCGATTAAAGACTCAATAGCTGCAATAGCTACCCAAACTACTATTGTTGCTAGCAAGCAAACAGCGATGGAAACATATCAGAAAAAGTTAAAAGAGTTAGGAGAAGGTACTGGTATCCATGTCGTAGGACCATACGATTGGCTAGGACTGATCAATGTTTATAGATCTCTAATAGAGCAAGGCGCGATTGCCGACACACAAGGTAACGTACCTGCTGAACAGCAGGCTGCGGCAACGGCGTTGGTCAACACCTACATTGCTAAAATTCAAGCGTTCCCAGCTGGATTTTAAACAATGCCAGGTGTAATAAGACAAAATGCAGACGTTACAGGCGGAAAAAACGCTGTAGGGTCTCCCAATGTTTTAGTTAATAATATACCAGCGGTTCGTATCGGTGATGCAGTCGATCCACATGGTATGGGATCGCATAATAATCCAGTGATGGCAACAGGCAGTGGAACTGTTTTTGCAAATAATATCCCGTTGTGCAGGTCAGGCGATATAGCAAATTGTGGTCATGCAGCTGGTCCTGGCAGTAGTAATGTAAATGCAGGTTAAAAATGAAAAAATTATTTTGGAATATATTGGGATTTTTAAGTTTAGGTATGGCATACCTAGGAGTTATTACTCCGGGACTTCCCTACAGCATCTTTGTTGTATTTGCAGCCTATTGCTTTAGCAAAGGCAGTGAACGTATGCACCGTTGGATCTACAATCATCCATTGTTTGGACCATTCTTAATCAACTGGGGAGAAAAACGTGTATTCCCTACCAAAATGAAATACTTTATGCTAGCCATGATGAGCAGTAGTTTGATCATAATGGGGTTGACCAATGTACCCTCTCGTGGTGTAATATATACAGCAGTTTTTATGTGTCTAGTAGCAATTTGGGCTTGGCGTTTTCCTGGCTCAGTAGAGGAATACGAAAGACGTAAACTAAACAATGAGAAAATTGGATGGCTAAAATAACCCTCGATGAACTAGTGGACATTGCCTTTGCTCACGAAGAAGGAGATCCTTTTGATTGGGGATTATTTTCCAAAGGACAAGAACAGACCATGCGAATGATCGGCTCCAGTATCCTAGAACAGTTTGACAAAGAAACGGTTACAGATGCTGATCGATTGATCATGTTGGCCACTATTACCAAACTGGTCACTGAGAATATGATCTTGCACACCAAACTGATGAAACAAAATGAAATGTGAACAAGGCGACCTTGCCAAAATTATCATGAGCATACGGCCTACAAACATAGGCAAAACTGTGTTGGTGGATGAGTATGTGGGACATTTTACGCAAGGTGAGGAATTTCAGTTTAAAGGAATTGTCTGTAAGGCTGCTATCACAGATCACTTTTGGTGGATATCCACAGAATTTGGATTGAGTAATATGTACGGAGATACTCCAAAGGCCTATATTCCAGATTCTTGGTTAGAGCCTATTCGTCCAATGAAAAAAGTCCAAAAGCAACAAGAAGACATTGACTTAACTGTTAAAATGTAGTTAAATATAAGTTATTGCTGTATGAAGCAAAGAGAAAAGTGTTCTGGACGGGGGTGCGAATCCCCCCAGGTCCACCATAAGAGTATAATGTATTTTTATGATGGGCCTGACCTAGATTCGACAGGGCAACAAGTAAATTAGTGGACAGCTCGGCAAAGCAGAAGCCGTAGGGTTGGGGTAACTCGGCCGTAGAAGCAAAAAAAGTAACCGCAAACGACTCAAAGTTCGCATTAGCTGCCTAAACTCAGCTTAGGGTAGGAAATACCTCGTAACAGAAACTACCAAACCCGCTTCGGCGGGTTTCTTTTGGGCATCATATCTAACATATCGTTTCAAAGTTGTGCGTGTACGCACATGTTTTATTAGAAAGTTCGTGTACAATGGTAGAATAAACAACTAAATTAGTTTATGATCATTTTACAAGGAAAATTATGACAACTACAATTACAATTAAAGACAAGGCAATAAATGCCACTTACCAAAATGTCACAGGCCTAACAGGCGGAACCGGAACCGGTGCTGCGTTTGATGTTACTAAAACAGACGGAGTATACTCTGTTGTTCTAGACAGTCTAGCAGCCAGTGCAGGTACAGGTTACCTTGCCGGCGACACAATCACTCTCGCTGGTACGGCACTAGGCGGAGCAGCAGCTAACAACTTGATCGTCACAGTGGCCACAGTCGGCACTGCTGGTAAGATTGCCACCTTTGGTGTAGTGGGTACAGGTCGCGCAGGTGATGGCACAGTGGATATCACAGTTGACGTTACTGGTACTACCGGAGTTGACACGTATGCAATGGGTGGCAAGAGTACAGAGTTCACAGTTACTAAAACTGCTGACAATGTAAAGTTAGCCAGCACATTGGTTAGCAATATGGAATTTAATCTTGCAAATCACGAGCGTGTTGTGTTCACGGACAAAGCCATTGCCTATGATGCTGCAGGCCGCGCAGGCGATGTATATGCATTACTAGCAGCCGCACTTGGTACTGCTGATGTTACTAACGCATACAAAGGCATTGGAATTGATCTTGCCGACAAAGGTTGGACAAACAAGCAGTTAGCAGAAGCCCTGTTGAATACAGCCGTTTACAAAACAGATGCTGGTGGTGTTAGCAATGAAACATTCATCAAGCACGTTTACAAAAATGTCTACGGCACCGATGCTACACTAACACAGGTCACTGACTATACAGCTTGGATGACTAACAGCAAGTTGTCACAGGCTGATGTTCTGGTTGCCGCCAGTGAGTTAGCAGTGTTTGAAACTACTATTGGACTAGTAGGTTTAGCAACGACTGGTATTGAGTATACACCGGTAGTTTAATTCTTTAAAAAATCAATAAAGGCTCTTCGGAGCCTTTTTTTTATTATTAATTTTTCCTATTACTGCTATTAAAAAATATTAGTCAAAACTAATGGAAAACCATTGATTTATAGGATATATAAATGTACAATAAGTATTGTTTCATTCACACACAAAGGAGATATTATGAAAACAGTTGGTGATAAATTAACCCCATTCGCAGTCACAGGTGTCAAGCCTGGACAGCCAGAAGATGCGTTTTATACAATTACAGAAAAGTCATTTGAAGGCAAGTGGAAAGTAATCGTTTACTATCCAAAAGACTTCACATTCGTTTGTCCTACAGAAATTGTAGCTTACGACAAGTTGGCACAAGACTTTGCTGACCGTGACGCTGTTTTATTGACAGGTAGCACAGACAACGAGTTCTGCAAGGTAGCATGGCAAAAGAGCCACGATGACTTGCGTAAGATCACACACCATCAGTTTGCTGACACTGCTCGTCATCAGCCAGGCGAAGAACGTGGCAGTGTAAGCCTTATTGAACAGTTGGGCGTGTTTTATGCTCCAGCAGG